TAAGTAAGTTACGTCCAAGAGGCGATAAGATAAAGACAACTCACGGTATTGCTTGCGGTCCAATACAAGTGTTACAGACACTATCTAGAGTATCATCCATGATTACTCAAGGTGGTAAAAGAGATGGAGCAAACATGGCAGTAATGTCAGTTTACCATCCAGATATATTAGACTTTATAGACTGTAAAAAAGTAGAGGGCGATATACATAACTTCAACATATCAGTAGGTGTAGACTCTAACTTTATGAAAGCTGTAGAAGCTAATCTTAATTACCCATTAATTAATCCTAAGAGTAAACAAGTAGTGGGTGAATTAAATGCAAAAGAAGTGTTTGATAAAATGGTATATGGTGCATGGAGAAACGGCGAGCCGGGTATGATTTTTTTAGATGAAGTAAACAAAGATAATCATGTCACAGAAGAATATGGTGAGATGGTTGCTACTAATCCGTGTGGAGAACAACCATTGTTAGGTAATGAATCTTGTAACTTAGGGTCAATTAATTTAGCTAACTTTGTAGAGAAGACAGAAATAAGACCTTATATTAAATGGGATGAACTAAGAAACACAATTAAAACGTCTACTAGATTTTTAGATAACGTGATTGATGCAAACAAATATGCGACTCCAGAAATAGAAAAAATGACTAAAGCTACAAGAAAAATAGGTTTAGGCATTATGGGATTTGCAGATATGCTTACACAACTTAGAGTGTCGTATGGTTCTAAAGAAGGCAGGAAGATAGGGTCTGATGTAATGAGATTTTTAAAAACTCACGCAGACCAAGCATCTAAAGAATTAGCAGAAGAAAGAGGAACTTTCCCTGCATGGGATAACAGTGATTACGGCGAAGATGAAAAATATAGAAACGCTTGTAGACTAACTGTAGCCCCTACAGGAACTATCTCTATGTTTGCTGACGCATCTAGTGGAGTAGAGCCGTTGTTCTCTTTAGCATATAGAAAGATGAACATATTAGAAGGGGAGACTCTTTATTATGTAAATAAATACTTTGAACAAGATGCTAAAGATATGGGCTTTTATTCAGAAGAACTTATGGAATACTTATCTGATGGTGGTTCATTAAAAGATAGGACAGAAGTGCCAGACGAAATAAAAGAAATCTATACAACAGCACCTGAGATATCTCCTGAAGCACATGTAGGAATGCAAGCAGCTTTTCAAGAACATTGCGACTCTGGAATATCTAAGACGATAAACTTTGCAAATGATGCTACAATAGAAGATGTGTATACAACTTATATGCTAGCTTGGAAAACAAAATGTAAAGGTATTACAGTTTACAGAGCTGGTAGCAGAGATAAGGAAGTGCTAGTAACAGCACACAAAACTGAAGAAAAAGAAACACCTGAAACACAACTTAGTCTGTTTGATGATGTAGAAGATACTCTTGAAGGAGAATATGATTGTTGTCCGACAGCAGTGGTTGTAATGGAATCAGGTTGTGAAACATGTAAAACATGTGGGTGGAGTGCTTGTCACATAGCATAAATTCACAGTTTTAGCAAAAAATAGTATAATAATAGTAGGAGAAAAGATATGCCTATAGGTAATATGTTAAGAGACAGACAAGAACAGTATGTCGCACAAAAAGACGGTACTGGGACTTGGAGAATACTCGATACTTGGCATGAGGATTTAACTAAATTAGACCCTGAAGATGAGATAAATGACGCTAGTGAGGCTGTTACAGTTTTATCTGAAGGTAGTTTTCTAGCTTTAGTTAGAGAAGCAACAAGATTAGGGGTGTTACAAAATGCTGCTCTAATGGAAAATGATGCTTTGGCTGACCAAGTAGCAGAGTTAAAAGAAGAAAACGATAGACTAAAAATACAAATTGAAACTACCCCTGCAGTTGAGGTCACACACGAAGAAAAAGCAGGGTTGAAACAACATGCAATAGACACAATAGCGAAGATAGTAGCTATAGATAGTGTTGAAATAACTAAGGAATAGGGTATATGAAATTAGGAGAATATCTTCCAGAAGTTCCTGAAATGGCTAAGTCCATGGGAAAACTTGGTTCTCAAATAGATATGTTTGGGGACATGATGGAATTAAGTAAAGCCGCTGGAGATACAGGTACTGGACCTACGTTTGGTGTTGACTACATAGTTAATACTTATGTAAGGAATCAACTTGCATATAGAAAACAACTTATTCAAGACTTACAAACCGTAGCGTATACTTGTGAAGAATTGAGAGCCCCTATAATGCACATTACTGGGGAAGTATTTAGAAGAGGTATAGATTTTGAACCTACAAAAGAAGACCCTGATGAAAGTCAATTAGACCGAATAAAACAATTTTTAGATGATTGTAACGTCTTTGACCAAGGACTTGAAGAAGTATTAAGACAGTTCCACTGGGATTTAAACACCGTTGATGACGCATTTTTATACTTTTCAAAAGAATATCACGATGATGGAGACGGTAAACTAAGTTCTAGGGTAACTGAAATCAGAAGAATCAACCCCGCACTTATAGAATTTGATTTAGATGAAACGGGCTTACCTAAAAACTCACACTTTTTCTGCCCGATACATAGAGAGCAAATAAAAGAATCTCCAGAAACTTGTCCTGAAGAAAAATGTGAACTTGAGTTACAACCTGCAATGTATAGATATTTATATAGAACAGAAGTACATTACTTTTTAGACACTGAGATTGTACATTTATCTAAGTTTAACCCAACCGAAACATATGGTTGGTCACCTATTTTAACAATATTTGAAAAAGCCCTTACTTTAATTGGTATGGACAGAAACTTGTATAGGTATTTCTTTGAAAGAAAAATGCCTGCATCTATGGTTATGGTAACTACAGATGACCCTGAAAGTTTGAAGAGAGAGCGTGAGTCACTTGCTGCAAAAACAAGGCAAGACCCTAACTATATACCAATGATTGCTGTATCTTCTAGAACAAACAGAGGTAGAGTTGATATGGTAAGACTATTCCACACATTACAAGAGATGGATTATTTACCAGTAAGAGCAGAAATAAGAGAAAGAGTATCTGCTATATATGGTGTATCTCCAGTTTTTCAAGGAGCACCTGATTCATTTGGTGGTTTAACGCAACAAACTTTACAATTAACAGTAATGAGTAGGGTTGTTGAAAGAGACCAACGACAAATTATGGAAAAGATATTCGGGGCTATAATAGATAACTTTGGTATTACAGATTACAAAATGGTATTACCTAACCCTGAAGAAAAAGCAGAAGCGACAAGAATTGCTCAATCACAACAAAGAGCTGCCATAGCAAATCAAATGTTAAACATGGGATTTGATGTAGCTCTTAATGGTAATAAATTAAAGATTGATGAACTTGATTTCGTAGTAACAGGAGAAGCTGTACCAACTGCTAAACTTCAAGCTGAACAACAAGCACTTCAATTAGAAGCAGCTGAACAACAAGCTGCTCAACAAGCCGCCATGATGGATGCACAACAAGCACAAATGGAACAGGCTTCAGGAGAAGAAGCACCTCAAGAAGAAGGTACAGAAGAAATGCCTAAAGATGAAACTCCAGAGGATGAGGGGTCACAAGAAGTCCCTATTGAAAATGCTGTAACAGATATACCTGAAAGAATAGCTAACCTAGAAACTTCTAAATTTAAAAATCCAGACCTAAGTAAAGGTGTGGCAACATCTACGTGGATAGATAGTTTAGCAGAACAAGGTTATCAGTTTCCTATAATTAAAGAAGTGTCAGCAGATGGAAGCCAGATATGGTTCTCTAATAGTGGAGAAGAATATGTAGGTAATCTAGGTGGAACAGGAATTAACAATATTGAAAAGGCATACTTTGGAAACCCAGTATTTTCTGAAGCAGGTGGTAAAAAATACATTGGTGACCAATATCAATATGAAAGTGGGGATGGAAGTTCTAAACCAAAAGCTGTTAATGTAGAGCGATATGATGATGACGAGGATGATGACTAATGGCTAAAAAAATGAAGTTTAGCTCAAAGGACACCAAATATTCTAAGCTACCAAAATCAGCAGCTCCTAAAACACCTAACGAACCCGATGAATATGAAGACCATTCTTATAGTCATAGAGAGGTAAGACCTGACGGAGCAACAGTATATTACTATGATAATGGAGTAAAAGCTATACATCATCCTAAAAAAACAGGTACTGACTATCACAGAGATGCTTCTAAACATCATTCAGATAAAGCTCAAGAACTTATAGACTCTAAAAAAACTCAAAGTGCTTTGTCGCATCTTAGGGCTAGAATAGGTCATAGACTTGCAGCCAAGAAAAAAGAAAATAAAGAATCTAAAGTGGATAAATTATATAAAGACTTTGGTGGGGCTGACTCAGGAGCAGGCGATATAGTTGCTGTTGCATCTGACCCCGGTATATTTACAGAAACATATAGTGGCACGGACTCTAAAAAGAAAAAGAAAGACACTAAAAAAGAAATTAAAGAGAATGAAAAACGAAAAAAGAAAGCTAGTGGTCCAGATAAATTAGATAAGTGGTTAGAGGATACACAAGAAAAAACTCTAGACTTAATGCCACTTACTAAAACAGATGCAAAAAAATATGACCTAGGAAGAACAGGGGGTCTTACTCCTGATGCTTCTATTAAAACTCCAGATGAAGAACGTGATGTAGAAGAATTTATGGAGGCTAGAACTAAAAATGCTGAGAATAGAGCTATGGGAATCAAAGAAACTAAAGACGGCATGATAAAAGTTGATGAAGCCATCAGTCTATCTAAAACACAACAGTTTAGTAATTATATTGTAAACTTAGTAAACGATGTTAGACTAGAAATGCGGAAAGAAGATGAAGAAGACTATGAGCTTACTGATAAAGACAGAGACGAATATCTGGAAGAATATGATAGAGCATCCGATTTACAAGATGAAAAACTAAAAGAATTTACTAAAATGGAAACTGATTGGTCAAAAGGCAAAAAAGATGATAAACTAAACAATATGCCTTTCTTAGGTAGCTATAAAAAGTCAATTGAAGGTAGGAGAGAGAATCCTCCACCACAAGTAGAAAAGCAATACGGGGCACCAAGAAGCCCTAGACCAGACCCTAA